ACCCATCACATCAGCTGCCTCCTCCTCCTCGTTTCCAAAGAGCGTAATGGCAGAAATAACAGTGCCAATGATCGTTACCAGCCAGCCGATAGGATTAGCCAGCATGGTAGCCCAGAGAGCCCTGAGAGCCATTGTAGCCTTAGTGGTAGCCACGCTAAGGAAATTGGTGGCTGTAGTCTGTACTGTCTTAGCTGCTGTGTCTGTCTGGGATGCTACAGTGGACTGCCTGGTGGCTGTAGTCTCCAGGATCTTTTTCTTTGTGTGGAAATCAGTCTGAGCTGCCAGGGCTGCTTTCCTGGTTATTGCCTGGTTATCCTGTGCTGCCTCCAGCTTTTTCTCTGCTGTTGCAATGGCAGTGGCATCACCAGTCTGCTTTGCCCAATACACCTCATAGCGTGCTGCCTCAGTACGCTGCATGGCTGCTACTGCTGCTGCCTTTGTGGATTCAACCCTCCTGGCTGCTGCTGACACATCAGCACGCATGGCATCCAGGGTAGCGGTGGTGTTGGCTCTCTTAGCCAGTACCTCCTGTTCCAGGGCTGATCGGTATATGGCACTGTTGGCACTCAGATCCAGCTTGCTTACGCTCATCCTTTGCTCAACGGAAAGAACGCTCATAGCTGCTGCCTCATAGCCCTCTGAGCTGGTTGTGAGCCCCAGGTTAGATATGTACTCCTGCTGCTGGGCTGTGAGTAGGCTCTGGATGGTGGCTATCCTCAGGTTTTTCTGGATGGTAGCAAGCTCCTCTGCTGTGAGCTCCTTTTCCAGAGTGGCAATGTGAGCCTCCTGAGCTGCTTGCATGGCTTTGGTCTGGGCTGCAACCTGGCCTGTGGCAACTGCCTCAGCTTTCATCAGTCCGATCTTAGCCTGTCTTACCGTGTTGTCGATCAGGGCAACACCAGTATAACCCTTAGTAGCAAGGGTATTGAGCACAATGGCTGCTTTGTATGATCCGTAGGATATAACAATAGCCTCCAGAATATCCAGGATCTTCTGGTAATTCTCCACCAGGTAGGTAGCACTGCTGATAGCACCAGCAAATACATCCTGATTGGATGTGCCTATATCATTCAGCATACCATCCCAGGCATCCTCCAGATTGGAGATCATACCAGTAAGGGATGCTGACTGCTTTTCCATAAGGTTGTAGAACTGACCACCAGCATCCGTGAGGCTGTTGATCACCTTTTCTACATCAGGGAATCCGATCTTACCAGCTGATACCATATTGTTGATCTCCTCAGCTGTAACACCGTACATCTTAGCCAGCTCTTTAACCAGAGGAATACCACGCCCTGTGAACTGCCTAACATCCTGTGCATAGAGCCTACCCTGTACCATCGTGGTACCATACAGGTAAACTATATCATTGAGTGGAATAGAGAGGCCTGAGGCTATGTTTCCCAGACGTACCAGGGTATCATTCACCTTATCCGCTGCCTCACCATAAGCGAGTAACTGTTTTGCACCTGAGGCAACACCCATCAGGTCAAAAGGCGTGTGGGCTGCTGTGTCTATCATCTGATCCATCAGAGCCTTTGCCTTTTGCTCGTTACCCAGCATGGTACCAAAAGCAATCTCCAGCTGCTGGAATTGTCCCCTAACCTGTACTATGCTGTTTAGTAAGCCAGTCATTCCCTGGCCTACCAAATAGGCTTGAATATACATGGCACCTTTCTGGGCAAAGTCTAACATACTTTGCTCCATAGCCTCGGCCTCTATCTGTGTTGTGGTAGATACCTGTCTAATGTGTCTCTCCATAGCATCGGCAGACACATTGAAATCATTTATATCTAAAGTGGCTACAAAGCCTAAACCTCCATTGATATTCTCCATTACAAATTATTTTGAATAAAGTTCTTTATATCTTCTTTAGATGTCAGTTTCTGAGGTACTATACCGCCATTATCATCCTCCTCAGAGGAATCTGTATCAAGGATCCTGGCACTGTCAGCAAGAATCATCTGCACGTTCATCCAGGATATTTTCCAGAGCAAGTAGTCATAAGTCCATCCGTATGCTTTACAGATCTCTCCACGGCTACCCCACGGACTGTTAAGCCCTATTACTCTACCAGATTTGCCCTGTCTTTCGGTTTCGTTGTCCCGATCTCCCTTATTGATCTGATAGAGGACGTAAAACCCCCAGCGTTCATCATCTGGCTTATCACGTCTGCCAGCCTTTTGAGCCTGGTAACATTAAGATGCTCCACAAAGAACTTGGATAGAGCCCTTACCTCCTTGCTGTCTGTGTCAGCCACGGTGGGATTGTTGAGGACTGCAACAGCAGCGATCTTTGCCACCAGAGGGATATACTTGAACAGCTTTTTGGTTTCCTGGATCGGTTGATCCTGGATCAGCTCCTCATCAAACTCAATCTGTAGGTAGAGCTTTCTGAGGCAGTCAATGGTACCCAGGTACAGAGGCTTGATAACAAAGTTCCTGACGTACACATCTTTCATCCTACCCAGTTCTGGATCTGGCAAACTCTCAACGCTCACATTCCAGTCCTTAGGGATTCGCTTATCCCTCCACACCTTGACGTGGTTAGGAAAGTGTTTGTTCCACCACAGGATCCTCTTAGGAGGATTCACTGGGTTAATCTTCAAAGGTACAGAGAATTTCACGCCCATTTCGATCAGAGCGTTTATAGCTTTCTCCTCCAGCTCCAGCTGTTGCTCTCTGGTAAGCTCCTCTGTTACTTTTTCCTTGTTTTCTTCCATAATGCTTTCTGTTTAATGAAAGAAAGCCCCCTACCAGGGGATAGGAGGCTTTCCAAAGTAATGTTTGGATGAGAGAGGTTTAACCCTCTTGACCGTTACTACCAGCGTTTACGGTGTAATTCTCAGCATACTTTACAGCAAGCGTAGGATTAGCCGTTACATCCAGGAGGGTGATACCCTTCTTAGAGTAGGTGGTGTTCTTTTTGGCAGACACAGACGCACATGGAATGAGGAGTGTATCACCAGCATCAGGCACGATCACGAAAGCCATTTCGATCTGCTCAGCAGTCTCAGGCTCTGTGTAGGTCTTAGCCTGTGCATCGTAGGTACCACCCTCAAAGTCTGCACGCTCCTGCTTGCTCGGATCCATGATAGAGAAAACCAGGTCGCTACCCTCCTTAGTTTTCATCACGATCTTCTTTGAGCTGGTTTCTGACTTGTGCTCAGTGATGGTAGCATCCTTATCCACGAAAGAGCACGTGTCCTGGTAAACATCTACAGGTGTCATACCAGTGGTGGGAACCTGTGAACGATCAGTATCGTTTGCGCCCCACACCTTGTAATAGAGGGCTTTAATGCCCATAGTTGCTAAAACTGGCATAATCTTTAGTTTTAATTGTTATACTTTATTCTTTTGTCTTACTGTTAGCTCCAGGGCAATAGAAACAAAGTGCTCATTATGGCCTTGCTCTTTCATAGGTGGATTGATCAGGCCTATTGACCAGTTCCAACCCTCCTCCACCTGAAAGTGGTTTTTCAGAGCGTCTGTAACAGCTTTCTTTAGCTCTATCAGCCTGGGGAAATTGGTTTTGTAAACAGTGTTAGGCTGGATCGTGCTTGCTGGCAGATCTGGCACATGGATATTGACATTGATCTGGCCGTTTCTCACCGATCCCTCACCCTGGATGGTGCGAGGGATGATGATAATACCATCAGTGGCATAGTCTGATCTCTCATAGTCTATCTGATTGTCTGGATCAGACAGCAGAGAGTTTATCTGAGCATCACCCAGGAGGGTGTCCCTGACTACTACAGCTATTTCCTCAGTTGTTATCATTTGCCAAATAATTCAGTTGCCTTTTTGTTTGCCAGATCTTTCAGCCTCTGGATGGTTTGTGGAAAATCGCTCATTGCTTTAAGCTGGGCTGGCAGAATAACATCGTACCCTTTAGCCTCTACATAGGCAGCGTAATTCATTCCTGCTACAATGATGAGTGAGAAAGAGTTTGTGAGCTTTGCAGCCATCTGTTGAGCCACTTTCAAGCCCTCAGCAGCTCCCTCTCCAGGCTGGATTTCCCCACCATAGGTAACAATCTTTCCTTGCTTTACCACGGCATAGCCTATAGAGTTTGTGAGGTTGCCTGTCTGATCAGTGTATGTGTGGTGATCCTTAGCGTACTTTGCAAGCTCCTCACCTAAGTACTGGAGCTGAAACACAGTAGCTTTCTCCAGGCGTTCCTGAAAGGCTTTCACCTGACCT